CGATTCGGTGAACGTGAACCTTGCCACTTACATCACGGATGGCCGCCCGATCCTGCTCACAGAGTTCCGGATCGACGGGGCGAAGTGGGACGCCCAGGAGATCAAGCTCCTGAACGACCAGGACGACCTCGACGAAATCTCCATCTCGGGCACGAAGTTTTTCACCTGGCCGGACACGACGCACATCAAGTTCTATGGCATCGAGGCCGAGGATCAGCGGTTTTACATCAAGCAAATCTTCGTGCCGCTCGATACGGCGACGACGATGGACGATGATCTTTATTACAGATTCCGGGATACGATCGCAGCGGGCGCACGGGCGAGGCTCATGTCCATGCCCAGGAAGGATTGGACGGACCAGATCACGGCCGCCAAGAATCTTTCCGATTACAACGACGGCGTTGCCAGCGCGAAGATAAAGAAAGACAAGGGAATGACGAGGCGCAGCACGAGCGTAAAATCCTTGAGGTTCTTCTAATGCGGATCCGGCAGAACTTCTTTTCCGGCGAGCGCCCCCGGGTGGCCACACACCTGAGCAAGGAATATGAGGCCCAGGTTGCGGAAAACTGCGACCTTTCACGCGGGGACCTTCGGCCGTTCAGGGCCAATGCCCGGATCCAGAACCTCACAGAATCCGGCACGCTCAAGACCCTATACCAGTGGAAGAAGTCCGGAACCGACGAGTGGATCGTCAATGCCAGCGAACTCGATTTCGCCCGCAGCCCGATTGCAGGCGAGGCCCACGATCGCGTCTACGTCACGGGCATGACGGAGCCCCGGGTGCTGACCACGTCCATCCTGAGCGCGACCTTCGATTTCACGACCGATTATTACAAGCTCGGGGTCCCGGCGCCGGCGGCGGCGCTGACGATCGACGCGGGATATACACCCGGAGCAACGTACCGGGCCTACATTTACACCTACGTTGTCAAGCTCGGCACCACGGACGCTGAAGAGGGGCAGAATTCGGCCATTGCCTCCATCACCGATTACGGCTCGGGGGATGTCACGCTTTCCGGGTTCACGGAACCCCCGGCCAGCCGATCCATCGGGAAGATCCGGATTTACCGGACGGCCGCGTCAACATCGGGGGTTGCGGAATTCCTCTTTGTGGGGGAATTCGACACGGCCGGCGTGGATTTCAGCACATACACCTTCACGGACGACGTTGCGGATTCCGCCCTCGGGGAAGCGTTCACCTGCGAGGATTGGGCCCCTCCTCCTGCAACCCTTGCCGGATTGATCGCCCCCGACGGCGGATCATTGGCCGGGTTCGTCGGCAACCGCGTCTACATCTCGGAGCCCTTTCTTCCCCATGCCTGGCCGTATTCCTACCCCGTCGATTCCACGATCGTCGGGCTTGGCTACATCGGGAACACCATTGTCGTGCTGACAGACGAGTTCATTTACCTCATGTCCGGCACGGCCGACGCCATGAGCACCACGAAGCTCAACGGCCGGTATCCCTGCAGCTCGAAGGCTGGCATCGTCTCCTGTGAGCTGGGGGTACTCTTTCCCTCAGAAGAGGGCATCGTCCTGGTGACGCTGGACGGGCCGAAGCTCTTTTCCTACGACTACTTCACGGGGAAGCAATACCAAGCCAATTACAGCCCCTCGGCGATCCGGGCCGTGTACCACGGCGGATATTACTTCGGATTCCACAACATCGGGGCGTTCCTGATCAACACCCGGGATATGTCGCTGTGCCGGATCACGACCTATCCCACCGCGGCGGCCCCTCACGTCTCCCTGGCGGACAATCACCTGTATTATATCTCCCAGGACTATGAGGGTAACAACGCGATCTATGAATTTGAGGGGGAGAGTGATTCCTACCAGCAATACCGATGGAGATCAAAGGAGTACATCCTCGGGGCCCTCTCGAGCCTGTCCGCCGCCCGGGTGATCCGGGACGTCTCGGAGTACGCCGCCGAAAACACGGAGACCTTCGACGAGGAAGACGACGGGGTCGGCGGCGTGGTGAACGCGGATCCGCTCAACGAGGCAACCCTGAACGACGACGGGGCAGCCCTGGTCTATCTCGGCGTCACGTTCAAGTTCTACGGCGACGGGGTGCTTTTGCTCGAGAAGACCATATCGGATAACGAGGCTTTCCGCTTGCCCGCCGCGAACGCCTACAGGCGGTGCTACTTCGAAGTGAGCGGAGACATCCCGGTTGTCGACGTGGCCATAGCGCCTTCCATGGAGGAGCTTGATGTCGCTGCTTAGACCGCAGAGGTTCGGGAAGGTGCCTGACGGCCTGACGTCGTATCACAGGGAATTCCTGCAGAGGGTGAGCGATGCCGTGGCCATCCTCATCGGGGCCAAGAAGTCATCGACTGACACGACGTACCCGCCCCGCAGCCAGGCCGTCACCTGGGGGGATTTCGAAGCCGTGACGGAGTATGCAGATAACGCAGCGGCTTTGGCGGGCGGGCTCAAGGCCGGGGACCTCTACCGTACAGGCGACGCATTAAAGGTAGTCCATTAAGATGAAAGAATACAGGCTTTTACCATACACGGCCATCGACGGAATCCCGACCTTCGCAGATTCCTTTATCCGGGGCCTCTTCGAGAGGATGGACGGCGAGGGACTCGCGGAAAGGGTGTTCTACGACGGTGCTGTCACGAACCCGGACGCCTTCCTTGCGATGATGAAGCACGGCATGAACCGTCTTTTCGTGATCGAATTCCGGGGTGAGATCGCCGGGTGCTGCTGGCTGAACAATTTTGCCAGCCGACGCGGGGAGTTTCACTTCTGCTTTTTCGATAACCTCCGCGGGCAGGATGCCGTTGGCGTGGGGCGGGATGTCGTCTGTGATCTGCTTTACATGGAGGATTCGGCCGGGAACCCGATCTTTGATCTTCTCTTTGGCATGACGGAGGTTGCGAATAAGCCGGCAGAGTTCTGGTGCAGGAAAATGGGATTTGAATACCTCGGCATCATCCCGTCTGTGCTCTGGAACGCGAACCTGAAAAAGAGCGTGCCAGCTCACTTCTGGTATGTCGAAAGGGGGCCCTATGGGCGGCAGTAAAGGCGGAAGCTCGACGACGACGACGTACAACTACGATCCCGTGGCCTCGGCAAAGATGGCGGAGATCGCCGAGCGCCAGCAGGTCATGGCCGAAGATCAATGGGATATGTATAAAACATATTTCCAGGACTACGAGATCGCGGTTGCCCAGGCCAACAAGGATCTTCTCCCCTATATGACCGATTCGACCCGCGAGCAACTCCAATACCAGCAGGAGGCGGCGGCCGGAAACCGAGAATTGATCCCGGCGGCAACGGCACTGAACAAGAAGGAACTCGAGGGGCAGCTCCCGGTCGCCGAGAAGTATTACAGGGAAGCCCTCGAGGGCGTAGACGTCGGGGAAAGGATGGATTCGGCATCCACCGAGGTGAAGGCCGCGGCGAAGCTGGGGGAGTCCATGAGGCGACGCGAGGCCTCGCGCTATGGCATCGACCCCGGCAGCACGACCTTCGGCAACGCCGTCAACAAGGCGGCCCTGGATACGGCCCGCGGGATTTCCGGGGCTCGGACGGGAGCCAAGGAGAGGGCCGAGCAGGAGAACTTCCAGCGCCTCGGGTTGGCTCTCGACAAGAGTGTGGCTCCGGTTGTCGGACAGGGCGGGGCGGCGACCGTCAACAATGCCGACCCGTATTCCCGGGCGGCCGGATCGTACAGCGGAGCGGCGGCCACTTACGCGCCTCTGGCGACGCGGGTGCTGTCGTCGACCCGGACGGAAGAAAGCGAAGGCGGATTCGGGAACTTCGTGGCGAACGTGGGCGGCATGGCCTTGGGCTCTATGGCAGGCGGATACTTCGGCGGCCTCGGCACAAAATGGTCTAAATAAAGGGGACTTGACATGGCTGATATTTGGGATAGCGCAACCAGGGGCTTCAATGCCGGCGTCGTGTTAGGCGAACGGGGGGCCGAAAGGGCAGCCGACCGCGAAGAGCGCGAGAAATGGCGGGGGGAGCAGAAAGAAAGATGGGATAAGCAGGATGCCAGGGCTCAAGAGGCACACGACATTCAGGTCGAAGAGTACGATTCAAAGAAGCAGTTCGAGAAGGCGAAGAAAAGCTTCAACGCTGCACATGCTCTGTACGAGGCCAGCGAGGCGACAGGAGACAAGAATCAGCAGCGCATGGCCGCGAAACTGCTGGCCGACACCTATAACCAGCATTGGGTGAACGGCGACGAGATGAAGATCATCTTCAGGGGAGATTCCGCAGGAAACCCCGAGCTTTCCGCGAAGTGGGAATCGGATGAAAGACTGAAGGGCAAAGAGGTAGCCGTCCTCTCGAGATCAGGCGGGATCATGCCTTTCAATAACCTGAAGGATACATTCAAGTTTGCCGCTTCGAACCTCAACATGGAAAATTTCACCGCGGGCGAGAAGCTGGCCGACGCAAAGGTCGCAGAGCTCAACGCGAAAGAAGAGCCTTTCATGGGGAAGGACGGAAAGTATTACGTCAATTCCTGGAAGAGGGGCAAGGGCGGTATGCCGGAAAAGGGAGAGGCTAAACCCTACGAAGGCGTCATGAAGGCCTCGAAGCTGCAGCAGGACGTCACGGAAAGCGAGACGGTGCTCGGCCGCAAAATGACCCCGGAAGAGAAGCGCGTCAAGGCCGGCCTTTCGAAACCGGAAAGCCCGTCGGAGAGAATCGCCGCGGCTGCCAAACTGGCAGCTGCGAGGGGCGAAGGCGGCGGGAAAGACGGCAAAGGCAGCGGCATGACGAAAAAGGATCTTGATGCAGCTAAGGCATCCCTCGACATTCTCCTCCGTCCGTTCGTCTCCAAGGGCCAGCCGGTCCTCGACCCGGAGACCGGAGAGATGACGCAAGCCGCGGATAACGGTCTGAAGGTTGCCGGGGCGCTTATCGACAAATACAAGGAAGATCCGAAAAGCCTGACGAAGGAAGAGCGGCGGAACCTGCCGCACGCCGTCAGGGCATGGGAAGTCTACAAGTCCATCTCGGCGGCCGTCACGGCAGGCCACGTCTCTCCCGAGCAGGCCGCAAGGATGGCGGAAGGGGAGGGAGCCCCCGTCAACTACAAAGACGGCAACTGGCACGTTGTCCCGAGCGGCGAGCACAAGGGAAAGGAAGCCCGGTACAATTCCGAAAAGAAGAAATTCGAGATCCGGGCGAGGGATGGGGCGTCGGCGAGCTTCGACAATTCCGGCGAGCCCGCAGCCACACCCGACAGGGCGGAAGCTTCGCCCGCCGCAACGGCCGGACTGTCTCCTCCTGCCGAGCAGCCGGTTCCCGGCCGCGAACCAACGGCCGCAGAGGAAAACGCACGGCGGGCCGGGCTGGTAGCGGCACACGCCGGCGTCGGCCGGGAGAAGTCCGCCCTCGAAAACCTGTCGGCAGAGGACCTCGCCGCGGCTGGCCGGGCGGCCCTGGAGGTCGTGCTCTCTCCGGCCAAGCGGGTTAAGGACGATTACGAGTACCAGCAGGCTCGTTCAAGGAGATAACGAATGCCTATTCAGGAAATCGACTACGACCCTTTTGCCGAGCAGTACGTCAAAGAGAAAGAGCTGCAAAAGCGACGGAATATCCTCGAAGTGGATTACGACCCGTTCG